AGCTTGGACGCGGGTACTCTGTAGGCAAGCTCGGTCTTTGGACGGTCCATTCCGTCCTGGATAGGTTTGAAAAAGAATGGATAATTAACGGATATTGGTACAACCTTGTCGGTAAACATCTTCTTAGCATCGGCGCCAGATTTGGACAAAATCCCAAAACGTGCGTCGGTTGATATGGTCGCCATGTTAACGCACTCTCCGGATGCCATAAACGAAAAGCCAGAACGTCTGTTCTTGAGATAGGACATACCGTAACACCTGGTGTCTGCAACACATGCGGCCCAGAATATGAAAAAGAGACGGTTGGCCTCTCTAAAATCTGGCTGCCCAACATCAATCTTGGACCACTGCAAGTACATATAATGAGTGCCAGTAATGTAAGTAGGGATACCTTTATTAAAGTACCAGAAACCTTCTTCTCTACGAGCAAATTCTTCATCAATGTAATCATACCATTTTTCTTTAAAGTCCTCTGGATATTCTCTCCAGTCAAACACTGTTTTTATTTTACTTAATACTTTAGGGTAATCAAACCTAGTCCACTTGTCTTCTTCAAACTTATGAACATTGTTTTGTTTAGGTAAAGCTATTTTAAGATTTTGTATTTCATAAATCTCTCCAATTTGTCCAGTCTTAGATATAACAACCATGTCATGGTCAATATTATATCCGTACTCCCATTTTTTATACCTATTCATTCGTTTAAGAATTTTAGGTTTTATATGATCAGGTAATATTTTATATAAATTTTGCTTATACATTATTTAGATCTTCCTTCAGCAAAACCACGAAACGTAGTTTCTTTTTTAACTTCTTTAGGTTTGTCTTCTAATAAGCTCTTCTCTTCTTCAATACGATTAAGTATTTCAAAAGCATCGAATATAGCTAATTTTTTTGTAGCAGCTGCATTTTTAAGTCTGTCAGCTGATATATCATCATCTGAATCTACAATAGCTTCTTTAGCAACTTTAATAAGTTCTTCAACAGCTACGTGCCCAGCTTGGATTATATTCTTTTTCGTTTCCTTGGTATTCATATTCTATAATAATATCATTTGATTTCATACAATAAAGGCGTTGATCACCTACGATAAACTCCCATTCTCTGTTAGCTCTAAAACCTACAAGATCTCCCTCGTTGATTCCTAGCGCTTCTAATGAACTATTACCTATTTTTAATATACCAATATGCTTTTGTTCAATATCAAGCGTTAAATTGTCAATGTCTTTTATAGGTTTTATAAAACACCTTTGACCAATAGCTAACCATTTATTATCTTTTTTATATAGATAAATTTGATCTGGTTTACAAAAATATAAATCTTCTTTAAAATATTGACCACTGTTTCTTTGTTCACCACGAACATCATACCATCTTCTAAAAATATTATGGTGCACCATTATTTCATCTCCAACTTTTAAAATAGTTTTAAATGCTAATGGCACAGAAACTACAATTGCTTCTTTGCTAACCAGCTTGTGATCTTCAATGTTAGTATTTACTACTAAAGTTTTATCACCAACTTTTTTCTCATTATTATATCTTTTGTTTTTAGGAGATATAATAAAGTCATATACACTGTTCATTAATACTCTAAATCGTATTCAACAGAGATAGCCATGTTAGAATTAAACTTCTTCCACGGCATTACCTCGTCGTTTTTTTTAATGTATATATTATAAGAATTATCAGATTCGTCTAAAGTTATATTATTAATCGTATGACCACCATAAACTGATTGTCCTACAGAATAATGCATAGCTTCGTTTTTATAGTCCGCGCCTATACTTATCTTCCTTATAATAGAGTTCATTTTACTTTACTTCTTCAGCTTCTACTTCAGGTACAATTTCCTCGTAAGATCCGTCTTGTAAGTTAATATTAACTTGCCCGTACTTTTCTTCTAATTCTTTTTTAGTTTCGTTTAAAGCATCATTAAACTCTTTTAACGCTGCAGAAATTTCAAATTTCTTAGCTTCTAATGCTCCTAAGTCATAAACAACTGTTTGAATTTTTTGTTGTTGTTCTTTAATTGTTTCTAACTCTTTGTCTGTAATTTTTAAATCTTTACTCATTTGATTAAATTTTAATTGTTGTTAATTGTTTTACTTATGATTATTATTACTTATTAATGCTTACTTTTACTTTTTGAATATGCTTGTAACTTTCTCACTACTTCGCCCACCAAAATATGCTAAAACTACAGACATCATTACTTTTTCAAAAGTATCGTTCCATAATTCATTTATATGAAAAGGTAGTGTTTCTATACTATCTAGTATACCTGCAAAAGAAAATACAACAATACACCATACTAAAACTAATGGACGTACGTTTTTTGACATCCAAGAATCAGACATAGAATCTGCTTCCCATCTTGATGTTATAGCTTCTATTTCTTTATTCTGTTGTTCGTAGATTATTTGTTGTAATTTTATTTTATCATCTGTTGGAACATCAGCTTTTGAAATAGCTTCAATAGCTTCTTTTGGCGAAGTAACACCTTGTAATACGCTACCTAATGTAGGGTTTATTACAGACGCTGCGCCAAACAATAGTTGTCCAACGGTTGTATCTTTAAATTTCTTTTTACTCATAATGATTCGTAAGGATCTGTTTTACTATAAGCTTCTTTTTCCCATGGTAAATTAGGACTACCTTCTTTCATTTTAGATCGAGGGTAAGTTTTACCTTTCCAATATACATTATCATCGTCATAATCTAAATCACCACGCTTAACTTGATCAATATGCACTTCTTCGTGCTCTACAACACTTTCTTTTGCTTTGTCAGTTAAGTTAGGCGCTACTAATATAGTGCCATTTTTGTTGCCTTTACCTAAAACACCATCTTCTAGTTCTCTTTCGTATATAGGGGAATTATTTGTAAATGGTGGTTTAAGTTTAAATGCCATTTATTATTTTTTACACTTATATCTTGACACACCAGCTCTCTTGTCTACTGGCATATCATCCATTAAATTTTTTTTCTCTTGTTTAACGGATTCATATCTTGACATACCGCCCATGTAGCCAGTTTTGCCAGATTTATCTCCGTAAGAAATGTTGTCTATTGGTGAAGATGCTATTGCTTTTTTAAAAGCTGGATTAGCATCGCTAGCCATTATTTTCTTTTTTCCTTCAGCTGTAAGTTCTGCTGGAGAATCACCGTGGCTTGAACCATATCTAGACATACCTGCGCCATGTTCTTTTTTTCCTCTTGGACTTTCTAAATGAGCAGCATATTCGCTGTTACTCATTTTGTGATTTTTTCTACCACCTTCTGCATGAGCTGGTGATCCTTTATGGTCTGCAATATCATTTTCTAAATAATGCATTCTAGCTTTGCTAGATAATCTTTTATTATAAGCTTCTTTAGCGTCGTATCTTTCAGCAGATCTCATACCGCTACCGTGTTTGTGTATTGGGTGCATAATTGTTTTTTTAATATGTTATATAAATGCTGTTAATTTTCCTGCTGTAGTCAGTGTGTTTGGTTGGCCACCAGCAGCAGCAGCACCAACTAATACTTTTTGTACAACAACTGGTAATACTTCACCAACTGGTACGTCTTCAATAAATACTAAATCTCCATCAATAGTTTCCACATATAAGTTACCTGCAGTTCCAACATATATCTGTGCTCCTGGAGAAGCTATGTCATTTGCATCGTATATTTTATATGCTGATACAGCTGTACCTCCAGAGAATGGAAATATGTTTGCAGAAAGCAATAATGTAGTATTGTTTACAACTTTAACTATAGTAGCTACTAAAGGTGAATTAGTGCTAGAAGCAATTGTAGCAAACATGTTGTAAACTACCATACCTCTTGAAACACCTTCATTAAGAATTGATCCATCAGCATTGTAAGTAGTTATAAAATTAGCATTAGCATCAATTAATTGATTAGGAGTACCATCTGGTGTTGTAGCTGTAGAAGCTGCACTAACTCTTACGCTAGGTCCCGGAATATTTATAGTGTCACTAGGAGCTACCGGTATTGCGCTAGTATATGAGCTTGTATTTATTATCATGATTTATTTCTTTTTTTTAGGTTTGTAGTCAGCAGACTCGTAATCTATACCTCCTTGACCTTCTGGATTAATAGCGTCTTTTGGTAAGTTTTCATAATCTTTACCACCTTGACCTTCGTAGCTTATTTCTTTAGCTTTTTCTGGTGATGCTGATTTTTCACTTTTAATGTCTTTTTCACTTAAAGATATTGAAAAACCTTTACCTTTTCTTGAAACACCTTTGTATTTTTGTTTATATGCCATGGTTATCCTTTTGCTATTTGAGTTATTGGTTGACAGCATGCTTCCATAGGAACTGCTGCTAATTTTAGTTTCATACCTCTAGAACCATTACTTGATCCTTTACCATGAGGTCTTCCAGCTTGATCTAGTGGTCCGTCCCATATACGAGTTTCACCTACTATACCTACTGAGTTTTTCTTTGACGCGTGCGTGTGTGATTTATCTTCAATCATAGTTTATTTTTTTAATATATTTCTTCTTCTCCCATGCTTCTATCAAAAGATCCTGGCATAGGTGCTCCAAACATTGCGCCTGCTGCTTTTTGTGCTCCTGGCGTAAAAGGTGAAGCTATTGTTGGTGTGTTACTTAATAGTTCTGGCTCTTCTTCTGTTGATCCATCAAAAGCTTGAGGAACAACACCTAGTTGAGGTTCTGGTTGTATCTCTATGGGTTGTTCTACTTGAGTAGGTCCTTGATTTTGTTTTCTAATCATAGACCCAACTTGGTTTTCTAGTTTAGAAACTCTACTTCTTATTTTACCAGCATTTTTTTTACTAGAAAAACTACCAACTGCTGAACCTAAAAAACCAGTTCCGAAATTTATTGGACTATTACTCATCTTTCTTTATCTTTGTTTACATTATAGATAGCTCTTGTCAGTACTTTGTCTGTATAGCTATCTCCTTTGATTAATTTATTCCTTCTTTCACTAGAAGGTATATCGTCTTCACCTAACATGATTCGATACATTTTACTTATAAGTTGTTTGCACTTGAATGAAACTTTATATATATTATACTTTTGAGTTGTTCTGTTTCTACGTCTCCATACAACAATCCAATCTTCTTTTAGTAATCTGTTCCAGCGCCTGTTATCCCAACTATAAGAATATGTACCTATTTCAAAATCATGCTTAGTAAAAAGATCCATACAATCAAAATAAATTAGTAACTCAAGATCTGCGTCATTTAAGCCGTTGTTTTTACAAGCCCATTTACGTATTATACGATAATGTTTTAGCAAATTGAGATCTTTTACATCTCTTGCTGTTAGCTTTTTCATAAAACAACGACAACGTTTTCTTGTCGAATAACGTGATAAGGTTCTTTGTTTATTTCTATTCTATGTGATGATGCTTTGTCAAAATAAATTATATCTTTATTTTTTACTGCGTTAACCCCGTCGCCTACTTTAATAACTTCAGCTTTTTGGAATCTAACATCTTCTCTTTGTTTTTCTGTAAGAAGTAAACCACCTTTTGTAGACTGGTTTTGTTCTTCTATCTTTTTTATTATTAAATTATTTCCTATCGCCCTCATGTATTCTTATATTATTAATTATACAATCAGTTGATAAAATAGTAGTTGCTACTGAAGCCGCATTTAAAAGAGCGCTTTTTGTAACTAACAATGGATCAATGATACCATTATCAATCATATTTACCATATTTCCCGTAACCACATCTAATCCTTCTCCTTGAACTTTAGGTGCTTTGTAATCTAATATACCAGCATTATCTAATATTGTCTTAAAAGGAGCTTTAATAGCGTCTAGAAGTGTTTGTTCAGCTTCTGACTCAGCTTTGATAGATGAAGATGCATTTAGCAGAGCAATTCCTCCACCAGATACAATACCTTCTTTGATTGCGGCCTTTGTAGCACAGATAGCGTCTTCGACTCTATCACTTTTTTCTTTTAATTCAATTTCAGAATTAGCACCAACTTTTACTATAGCAACTTTAGCAGCTAAAAGTGCTAACCTTCTTTCTAGAGCTACTATAAATCCAGGAACTTTTTCTGTGGCTAATCTTTTTTTAACTTGCTTAACTAAATCTTTTGCTTCATCAGGAGTTTCTTCTATTTGAATAATAGTATCTTGCTGTCCACTTATAGATTTTTTAGCTCTACCTAAATGTTGAACTTCAATTAAATCCATATCATCTCCTAAGTCTTCATTAATAACTGTAGCTCCAGTCATCATAGCAAGATCATTTAGTTTTTCTTTTTTAGTAAAACCATATGTTGGTCCATCTACTATACATACTTTAATATTGCCTTTCAT